TGGGTCACTCATTATCTGCCTACCTTTCCTACTACATAGCAAATGGGTTCTAAGATAGCACGATAAATCATGCCATAAGTATCACGTTTTTTACCACGTTTTTGTTTCCATATATCAGCAGTTCTATGTCTTGCGATATGCTCTAAAACACCCATTAAAATGCGTTGTAGGGCATTCTTTTCACCTGCTTTGTAAGCATAGTTGACTAATGGTAAGAATAGTGTGTGATAACCTTTTTCGTATGCTGGGTCTAAGTCTTTAGACTGTGCTAACCAGATAGCTTGACGGAAGCTACCAAAGCCATACTCTTGACACATAGCTGTGCAGACTATCTTACCACCACCACTAGATGTTGTTTCTGAACGAGTAGTTAATGGTTGACCTGCGACTGTAGATGTGAATTGTGCAAGTCTTTGGTATGGTAAGTTTTGTTCAAAGTTAAATCTGTCAATATCTGATTGTAATGCTCTTTGAGAATAATCTTCACGTGCTTGACCAATATTTAATAATTGTGATGAAGGAGCATAAGTTGACTGTAGAAGTTGTGGTATGTATCTAGCTGTATTTTCTTGAATACCACGTTCTGTCGCATAATTTTGATAAGCTGCCGTACCTGCCTGGTTAGCGAGTGCATCAGCTAAGTTTTCTTGTGCTAATCCTTCTAGTTTTACTTGTGCGCCAGAGCCTAAACGACCAGAGCCAGCTAAATTACTTCTAGTTTGATTAATAGCATCAAAATATTGTTTTGCAGCTAAATCTTGTGCAGGTTTTAAAGCAGCTTCAAGATATGGGTTAGGTCCTAAGTATTGACCACCTAATACATTTCTTTGTTGACCTAATAATTGTGAGATAACAGGTGTAGTAGCACCAACATTAGCTTCTGCCATTTGTAATGCTGACTCTGTTTGTGAAGATGGACCTACAAATGTAGGACCTGCAAAGTATTTAGGCGTATATGTTTCGTAGAGTTTTTGGGCTTCTGATAAACCTCTTTCTACATAAGGTCTCATAGATGGGTCTATACCAGAAGTTGTTGTTTGTTGTTGACCGCCACCTCCACCACCACCATAAAATGTAAATGACTCCACTAAACCTGTAAGCCAATTAGATAAATTCAGTAATTTCATATTTCTTTCCTTAAAGTGTATATTCCCATGTTGAAGGTTTAAAACCCATTTGTAGAGCTTTTCTATCCCAACCACGTCTTTGAGATGTAAAAGTAATTCTTGTTTTACTGCCTTGTTTTGCTATTGCTTGAATTTCTTGCCATGCTTCTTGTAATAATAATTCGCTGTTAATAGATGACCATGCTGCCCATACATGAAGTGCATTACCCATAGGCTGTAATACGACAAAGCCATAAGGTTGGTTATTAGTGATAGCTAGAAACGCCATAGAACGTTGTTCGTAACAATCACAATAGACATCTTCTACTATCCATTCAGGATGTCCTTTAGAACGAACTATCTCTAAACCATGCTTGATAAAGTTCCAATGTGAACGTAATTGGTCTTTAGGTATATAATGTAATATCATCCTACTATTATATAGCGATATACCTTATTGTTCACAGTATTTGCAGGGTGAGATATAGTAGCTTGTCCCTTACTTTGTGCGCTAATGTAAGGTTCTGTAAATAAGTTAGTTGTATATGAATTAGCACTTAAATACTGAATAGTCACAATAGCACTTGGTGTTGCAGGTCTAGTAGGTGTTGTTTGTGCTGCTAAATGTTCTACTGTAACTAATGTAGAAGTAGTAGCCCATGCTAAACTTACATAATCATCTTTCGCAAGTTCTATGTTAAAGTTTAATGCAGCAATTACATGACCATTTATGCTACCATGTTTACTATCTACAGAAAATTTACTATTAGAACCTGCTACATCTGAACCATTTTTTCTTAACCAAATATCTATGTCTTGTATTTGTGAATCAGCATTTGCAAGTTGAATACTAAACTGCACATTGTAAAGACCAGAATAGTCTACTCTTATCTTATATCCGTCTACTAAACTTGTGCCTAAAGCATAGTCTGTAACATTAAGACTAATGTTAGCTGTAGCAGTTATAGTCGCTATACTTTGGTCAGTCGTATCTTGAAATGCACCGTATGGGAAGTATGTACTAGCTGCTGTTTGTGTTTTAGGTTCTAGTCCAATATAAGAGTTATAACCTATACGTTCATCAAATATAGTAGTAGATGATGCACCTGAAGCTGCTAAAGTAATATCACCAGTATTGTTAGACTTACCTTCTACAAGGTTGTTTACAATTTCAGCTACACTTCTAGGGTCACCACCTGTCCAAGGTAGTTTACGGTACATATCACGAGCCATTATCTCGTTCCTTGTTCAGAGTAGTCTATATCCATTCCAATAGCAGATGACCAGTTAGGACCTGTAGGTGTTAAAGCTACTCTATGATAACGACCTGCACTTCTTACAGAGCATCTATCTTCTTGACTTGCTGATACAGATGAACCATAAGTAATAGTATCATCTAACATTCTACGACTTGCTACTTGTACGTTAGCAGAACCATTGTCTACAGATGGTCTAATAAGTGTAATAACAGAGTTATAACCATATTCTAGGTCATTAGTGATAATAGAACCTGTAGCGTTTGTTCCTGTAAATGTGATAATTCTAGTATCACGAACACCACCAAATAAGAACTTACCACCTTTGTAAAGTCTATCGTCTAATGTAGTTACGAGTGTATCAGATGTTTTTAAAGCTGCTGCTGAAGCTGCCATATCTATAGCTACACCTGTACCTGAACCTACACCGGTAGCTGTAAATAATACGCCTACTGTGTTAGCAACTGCACCTATAAGTGTATAGTCTGTTGTGCCTACACTTCTAATTGTATATTGTTGACCTATGACAAAAGAACCTGCTGTAACGTTATAAGCAGAGTCAAGACCATCTAATGTTGCACCTGAAGTAGCGAGTGTAGATAAATAGTCTACATCTGTATCAGCTTCACACCATTTTTGTGTTTCAAAGTTATAGATAAGTAGTGAACGACCACCAGATACGTTAGCATAGTTCCAAATAACAAGGTTACGTTCAGGGTCTACTGCTGCTGATATAGAGTCAATATCACCAATGTTAGCGTTGTTAAAGAAGTATCTATCTACCTTTTCAGCACCAATACCAGTTAGCGTTTGACCATTGGTGGCGTAAAAACCGTCATCTGATAAGAAATAAGCTGTGCCTGAGTATTGTGCTATAGAGTTACCTTCTATACAGCCTACGTTACGAGAGATAGTGTCAAATTGGAATATAAGAGGTGTTCCAATGTATGACATACGCACAATGGCTTTTTCTAGGAATACAATACCAAACTCACCACCGACAACACCGGTTATATCACCACCGTCAGGAATTATTTGATAATCTGATTGTGATGTAGCAGTTGTAGTCCATGTGGTTGCATCATTGATACCTGACCATTGCACTTTGTTAGGTGATGTTCCTGCACCAATATTACCTGCGACTACAAAGTCACGAACTGCTGTAATGTATTTAGCGATAGGTGCATCTGAACTAACGTCTGCAAATGCTGTAGAACTATTTACGTCAAAAGACTGTATCTTTTCAGAACCATTAGATGCTAATGCAAGACTACCAAATTGTAAGAATTGCCATCTATTTAGACCTGTATATCCACCTGCTTTAGACTCGTCTACTAAAGATAAGTCATCATTGTCTACTCTAAATAGTTTAGTAGCACCACCAGCAAAGATGAATACGTCATTGTCTAGTTTAGCAGCAAAGCAATTATTTAGGTTTTCTGAAGCTGCACCTGAATAAGTTACTGCTGACTTAAACGGACCATAACCTACAGCAAGTGGAATAACATTATTAGCTTCTGATACAGAGTCTAATATGCTAGGTTGGTCTGGTAACCAGTCTTTAAATGCTATACGTTGTGTAGGCATTATTAGGCTTTCATAATATAGCAAAGTGCATAGTATGGTGGTAAGTTAGCATTAGTGCCACTAGAACCTGTTGTAGAGTTGGATACAGAAATGCCTGTAGTAGATGAGCCTGTTGTTTGAGATGCAGAAAACGCATTACCAACAGTTTCATATCTAATACTAGATGCAACAACACCACCAGACGGAACTGAATGAGTATGTCCTGGGTCTGTGACTGTAGCAGTATGGGTATGAGATACAACAATAGCATCTGCACTACCACCTGTTGCACCTACAGCGTATGTAGATGTAGCACCTACTACAAAACGGTTACGTAAGTCTGGTGTAGAATTAGTTCCATCACATAATAACCAACCACTAGGAATACTAGCTGAAGAACCTGACCATATAATAATACCACCTGATGGTATAGCTGAACCCCATGTAGGTGTTGTGCTACCACCTGCTGATATTAATACTTGACCACTAGCACCTGCTGTTCCGTCTAGTCTAAATGCACCTGTAATGTCTACTGTGCCTGAAGATACTAATGTACCTGCAACTGTAAATGGGTCACCACTAGCACCTGTTTGTTGGTCTTTAAGTAATGCCATTAAACTACGAATGGAGTTGTTTAAGTTGGCTGGTGAACAACCTTCAGCAATATTGATATTGGTAATATCCGTATTGTCTGCTGCTGTTGAGCTAAATTCTGAAATTTTGGTTTTTGCCATTTTTTATCCTTGTCGTAACCATATATCTGATGATGGTGAAATTGTTGTCCATGTGTCTGAACTTGGTGATGTTGCTGTCCATGTATCTGAAGATGGTGTCACAGGTGTCCATCCTTCACCTTGTATAATTCCGTTTGCTGTTACTGTAGCTATAGGTGTGATAGATGCACTTGCACCTGTGATAATACCACCTAGACAGTAGACACTAGCATTAGCGACTATGCTACCTTGACCACTTACTTCATAACCTGCTAAACAAGATACAGTTGTTGTACCTGTAATATTTCCAGCGTCTGTTCTGATGCGTAGATAATTAACTTCTACTTGACCATTAGCAGTAATACTTGCTGAACCTGCAATTTCAAACGAACCTATAGCAGTTACAGTCGCATTACCTGTAATAGAACCTACAGCATCTCTTATGCGTAAGTAAACAGCACTTACATTAGCAGTTCCGTTTATAGAACCACTATCTAATCTTATTCTTGTTGCACTACCTGTAACAGTAGCGTCTGCTGTAATAGCAGCACTAAATGGTTTTATCGCATTAGCATTAGCTGTAACGGTAGCGTCTGCATTTACTTGTGCAGTAGCTAATACTATGCCACCAATCTTGCCTAGAGTACTAAAAGAGGTTTCAGCAAATGCGCTTATCCCAAACATTATTCACCCCTTTTATTTAATTAACTTATATATATCTTCTAAAGACTCTTTAACTATCCATGATTGTTGTGTAATAGAGTAGATATTAGTAGATGTTTCATCATCATTTTCTACTTCAAATACAGTCATTATATGTTCAGAATTAATTAATAATGGTTTGCCTTTAAAGTCTTTTGAATTATTAGTAAGTTTAATTATCATTAATTGCATCCCAAGTTAATGTTTCTTCATTCCATGTATATCTTTTACCATCTGTAGGATAGTCTACAGGTGGTTTCCATTGGCAAGTATTTTCATTTAATAGCCATGAATTAAATGGTTTAGGAGGAATGAAAGCATCACGACCTTCATCATAAGTGTATCCAATACCAGCATAATTTTTACGAATTTTAGCGTTATAAGATGTTTGTTTCCATGTGCCACCTAATAAATTAGAGCAAAATTCTATTCCTTTTTGTTCTGACTCTTGACCATTGGCATCAAGAATATCTTGATTAGATACTACTATTACTTGTTTTACTACATTGTTTTCTAGTTGTGCAAAATGTGCCATATTATTTCCTTTAAGTTTAAGCTGTGTAACTTCCTGATGCGTTAAATTGAATAATTGTGTTTGCACCTGATGTTGTTACTGTGGGAGTTCCTGTTGTAGTTCCTGAATAGTTAGCTGTAGGAACACTTAATATTACTACACCTGAACCACCTGATGCACCAGCGTGTGAACCTGATTGAGAACCACCTCCACCACCACCTCTATTTGCAGTTCCTGCTGTAGGTGCTGCAGTATTAGAACCAGCTCCTCCACCACCATCTCCACCTGTATTATTTGGTGCAGCATTACCACCGCCTCCACCACCTGCATAAGTGACTGAAGTTCCTGTAATAGAATTTGCTGTACCATCTCCACCATAACCTGTTCCATCTGTGTTACCAGCTTCACTAGCACCACCACCACCGCCTCTTATGTTTGGTGATGTACTTCCATTTCCACCTGCAAAACCTTGTGCTGGAGTTGTACTTGGAGTATTACCTGCAGCACCTGTTCTATTCCAAGCACCTCCGCCACCAGAACCTCCAGCACTTGGTGTGTAAAATTCCCAATTACCGCAACCTCCACCACCTCCAGCAGAAGTGATTGTGGTTAATCCTGAACCTGATATAGATGAGTTTGAACCAACTGAACCTGTTAATCCATCTGCTGCTCCACCACCATTAGCTCCACCGCCACCGCCAGCTCCTACTGTTACTGTAATTGCTGTTCCTTTTACTACTGTTTGAGTTGATGTTCTGTATCCGCCAGCACCGCCACCGCCACCAGTAGTTGCTCCATCATTACCACCTCCACCTCCACCACCACCTGCTACAACTAAAAATTCTACAGAATATTGTGGAGTTAAACTACCAGAACTTGTAAATGTATGTATTTGTTTACCACCAGAAGTAGTAATTGTACCACCTGAAAATAAAGCGGTAGCAGATGTGTAAGATATGATGACTATGCCTGAACCGCCAGAGCCACCAGCATAAGTTGGAGCATTGGAAGAAGCTCCACCGCCACCACCACCTCTATTAGCTGTTCCACTATAACCATTACCATTAGGATTATCTCCTCCGTTACCACCACCGCCTGCACCGCCTGTACCTCGTGTTCCACCATTATATGTACCGCCACCACCACCGCCTGCATAGGTTACGCTAGAGCCACTAATAGAAGATGCAGTTCCTGCACCACCATTACCACCTGTTGTTGTAGTTCCATTACCTCCTACTTCACTAGCTCCACCACCGCCACCTTGTCCATAATTTCCTGAATTTGTTGAAGTTCCTGCATTATTTCCTTGACCTGCTGTTCCATTACCTGGTGAACCAGTTCCAGCACCAGCACCTCCTGAACCTCCGTTACCACCATTTGTTCCACCTGGATGTGCACCAAAACCTCCTCCAGTAGAAGTAATAGTAGTTAAACCTGTGCCTGATATACTTGAATTAGAACCAGAAGCTCCACTTCCTGTTGAATTACCAGCACCACCTGCTCCAACAGTTATTGTATAAGTAATGCCTACGTTTAATGTAACAGTATTAGTTAATAATCCACCAGCACCGCCAGCTGTTCCTACAAGCCATCCTGAAGCAGCAGCACTACCAGCGCCTCCACCTGCAACTACAAGGTAGTCAGCAACAAGACCAGTTTGTTTAAAAGATAATGCTCCAAACCCTCTTGCTGAAGCAATAGCAAATCTTGATAGTAGTGGCATCCAATAATTCCTATTTGAATTGTGTTTGTGAAGCAAATACTGTAAAGGTTGCTGAACCTGTTTTAACAATAGTATATGAGTAAGCGTCTATAGATGAAGCGTTACCAGCAGCCCACGCTGTGCCACCTTGATATTTAGGTGTAACAGATGAACCATCTATTTGAACAGTATTATTATAATATGCTGTTGCACCTTGTGTGACTAAAAATACAACTGTAATAGCTTCACCTGTAGCCATAGCTGTATTTAAAGATGTGCCTGAAGATGCTCTAAAGTTTACTGTCCAGTTAGCTGAAGCATTAGATGTATAATATAAAACTGATTGTGTAGTCACATCATAATTAATTGTGCCTGTAGCTGCGGTTGCTGATACTGTAATGCCTTCTAAAGCATTAACAAATTTAGATGATATAACAGAAGTTGAACCTGTGAATGTTTGAGTAGCTGTGAATGATGTTGCTGTGCCTGGTGCTACATAGTCTGTACCTGCTGTGGCTGCTGTTGTATTACCACTAGCACCTTTTAATACGCTAGAGCCTGAAGTAGCAGCACAAAAGTCTGTACCAGCAGTAGCATTTGCTAATGCACCACCACTATTTGCTTTTAGAATAGATGTACCTGAAGGAGGTTCTAAATAGTCTGTGCCTGCTGTAGCTGCAGTAAGACCAGTAGAGCCATCACCTTTTTGAAGTGCTGTACTAGAAGTTAAGCCAATGATAGTATCACCTGACTGTAATTCTTGTATACTTGTGCCATTTAGCACTAATCCATAACGAGTTGCCATAATTATCCTTAACTTACTGTAACATTAATTGTTGAGCCACTTCTGTTTAATACAGGTAGAAAACCATTAGCTAAAGCAACGTCAGCAGTAGTGGCATCTCTTTTATAAACTGATAGTTTAGTAGGTAGATTACCTTCATAAATTGCTTTTTCAGCAGGATAAGTCACAAAGACATCTTTTATGCCTGCACTAAAATTAACTGCAGTTCCACCATTGCTAGACTCTAGGATAGTGTCACGAGATAAAGTAGTGCCTGAAGATGTGTATGTTCCTATACCTACTTCCCACTCATTTGTATTGGCTAATTGGATAGTATAGAACGTAGTATTACCATTACCAATAACAGAGAATGACTGAAAGCCTGTAGCAGCACCACCTAGTGTAACTGTGCCTGTGCCTGTGGTCGTAGTGGTTTCTCTTACCCTATCTTTAACGACTAGAGCCATGATTTATCCTTACGCTAATGTAACTGAAAGGTTACCTGAAGCTATTTTAAAAATATCACCAGAGTCAATTGCTTTAGCTGTATCTAATGCTGTATGATATAAAAGATTGCCTGATGTTGCTGCATCATTAATACCAATCCAACCTACTGTTCCCCATGAAGCTGTTGCTGTTGGGAATGTAACGTCAGCATTGTTTGTAGTTACACCGTTAGCTGGTGCGCCAAATGTAACTGCTGTTCTAGCATATGAACCACCTGATACTTCTGTACCACTACCTGCGTCTGTAGGGTCTGAAGTCCATAGTGATACATATACTGTTGCGACTGATGTATATGTTGTGTTGCGTAGAGTTGCATTGATTAATGCGTTCTCTAAAAAATTACTCATTTCTGCCATGATTTTTCCTTTATCTTGGTGTTACGCTTAATGTTGTGTATGGATATGTTGCACCTAAATCACTCTTCTTAATATTCGCAATTGCTCTATCGTATAAAGCAGACCATGTAGCAATTCTTTGGTCGTTCATAAGATATGGTTCTGCCTCTGCTAGAGTTGCGTAAAGTAGAGCATCTGGATAGTATGCTAAGAACAAGTTACTAGCTGTAGTGCTAGATATAAATGTAGGTTGAGCATAATATAAAATTTGAACTGTGTAGCTTGTATCAGGACCTGGTGCAAACTTAAACTCTGTACCTAACATAGTAAAGTAATGTGGTCTTCCTGATAATGTTGTTTGACCATCTCTAAAGAATAAGTCAGGTGACTGAAACTCTAGTAATACAGGTGGGTTTCCTAACATATGTATTTCTCTGACTTCTAAAAAGTCTGTAGGAAAACCTACTGTGCTATCTGTTGTAGTTGCAGTAGCGACCTTTAACATTCTTTCTGTTCGCAAATCACGAGTCATTCTGAATTGTGCCATCTGAATGAAGTCAGGTATCTGTGATGATAAGTCTGTTCGTGCTAAGTAGTTTTCTACTGTAGTTACAAACGCACTATAGTTAGTAAATGCCATCTAATTGTCCTTTTAGTCTATCCCAGCACTTGTCCATCTCATCTTTATGCCATTCACTCGCAGCTAATGAGCTTAACCATGCTGTTCTATCAAAATGTGTTAAGTTTTCTATGTCTTTTATGTTATTGGATACAGGAATTGCAGGGCTATATGGTGAACCTATAACAGGAACACCACGAATAAGTGCTTCTACATCTGCTACACTACCAAAACTCACAATAACATGAGCTTTTTCTAATGTTTTCTTAAAGTCACCTTCGCCTTTACGCTTAATGACAATTTTTCTCTCTGTATATTTTCTAATTTCTTCTATGGTTGTATCTAACCAAGTAGAAGTTTGGTAAATGTAAGCTATTTTTTCTGGTGGTGGTAAGATAACTACGTTTTCACCACTACGATATTCGTGAACTTTAGGTATTTCTCTATCAGACTCACGCCAATCTGTGCAATGGTAGTTATTTACACAGAATCTAGCCCACGATAAGTCCATTTCTCTATGAAAATAGCCATGGTCTATCAGAATATATGGTATTTTTTGTTCTCTACATGATATTTGTATCTTATCTGCACCATGTAAATTACCTACTACGACTGGAATTGACTTACCATCCCATTCTTTTGTTAAAATGCCCTTACAATGCGTTTGTAAGCGTTTTAAGACGTTATCTCTACGTTCTATGCCACTCAGTATTAACTGCATCTAAAACTTGTTCTACGCTTATTGCTTTGCTTTTTAGAAGGCAATGCTGACATACGCTATCATAAGTCCCACATGGCTCTGAACCGTCATGTATATTTCTATGGGTATCATATCCTAAATGCCTCGGTGAAGTAAAACCTGTCCATATAACTACAGAAGGTATGCCTAAAGCTGCTGCTGCATGATGTAAGCCACCGTCTGTTCCTACAAATAACTTTGCTTTGCTTAATATTGCTAATGCGCTTCTAAAGGTTGGTGTTTCTACCCACTTTGTTTTCTTGTCAGTAGTGACATCACCTAATTGTATCCATGGTAAATCATGCTTGAGTAATTCATCCCAACCATGCCATGCTTTGTTTACTGTATGTATGTAAAGTTTTTTAACATTAGGCTCTACAACTATGTAGTCCTTATCTATCTTATCTATGTTTTTCTTTTCTACTTGGTTAAAGTATATTTCACCTGGTCTAGGTTTATATTCATCATTGAATAATAAACGACCATTCTTTGTGCCTTTGAGATAAGGTCTGTGTCCTTGATAGTTTTTAACCCATACTACGTCTGTATCAGAGTTACTAGCCATTCTAGGATTGTTAGCAAATACTTGACCATCCCATGACATTCTAACGCCATCACCTAACTTAACCTTTTTACCGGTGCGTTCATTAGCTTCTTTAGCATCACCAGATGCCATTAACCAATCACCAAGTCCCATTTAATTGCTTGGCTACTTTATTTATAACTTCTGACCATTTGTCATTGTCTTGATATATTAGTCTCATGTGACGATACCAAGGCATACTTGCTTGTGCATAACGCCATTGATGCCATGTAGGAACTAGACACCATGTCTTAACACCCATAGCTGCTGCACAATGTAATGCTGTTGTATTCACACCTATGACCATATCACATTCAGCTATTAATGCTGCTGTATCATCATAGTCTTTTGCGTTTGTCGCAAAATCATAGTATTTAACACCGTCTAATTTGCGTTCTACGCTATAATCTAAACTGACTAATACATAGTCTTTGAGCTTGAGTAATGGCTCTATATCTTCTTGTGTAAGTTCGCGACCTTTAGCATTAGTATGTTTAATACCACCTTTAGTCGTAAGACCTATAACTTTCTTACCCCATGAGTCAAACAACCCACGCCACATAGTGCGTCTTTCAGGGTCAGCTTTTAGATAAGGTGTGCCAGGAAAGTCTTTATTAGTATGTCTAAAGAACTCAGGTAAACCACCTATTGCACATCTATAGTCAAACTTCTTATCTGCTAACCATTCAGGGCTATCTTCTTTACGAGTGCCATGCACTTCTGCTTCAGGAAAGCTACGTGTAAATAAACCTTCTAATCTTGGGTCACAGTCTATGTAGACTTTATGGCTTGACTTGATAGCGTCAGGAATACAGCTACCATAGAATATCTCATCACCTAAACCTTGTTCGCCATAAATAACTAATGTTTTATTCGGTGAACCATCCCATCTTACTTCGTCACCATACACCCATTCTTTTCTAAACTTACCACCAAGTGACTTACCCCAATACTCCCAACCTTTATCCCATTCACCTTTAGCTAGATAGCTATGTGCTAGGTTTAGTTGACCATGTATATCGTTAGGGTTACATTCTAAAGCCATCTTACAGGCTTTCTCTGCATCATCCCATTTAGATGTTTGGACTAATGTTGCTGCTGCATTAGAATAAGCTAATGCGTATGTAGGGTCTAATTCTGCTGACTTTAGGAAATACTTTAGAGCATCTTCATACATATTTAGTTCATGTGCTGCACGACCTAAAGATGTCCATATGGCTTTATTGCCTGGCATCTCTTGTAATGCTCTACGGAAGAACTGATATGCAAATGCAGGCTTATCGCCTTGTAACCAGATATATCCTAGAAAGTTTAGTGTAGCAGCGTCATTAGGATATTCTTCTAATACAGAATATATAAGTGGTAATGCTTCGTCATACTTTTCCTGGTTGATAAGGTCATGTATGGCTAACTGTATATTTTTTATTTCGTTTAAGTCCATCTAGTCTTAAAGTGCCACCATTTTTTTCTTAACCTTGTCATGTCTTGGTCAAGTCGTTTATGTTTATCTGAAGTTCTTTTCTTAAACCATCTGCGTAGTAATAACTTACCGCCTACACGTTTAGCACCATACACTATCACTTAGCATGTTTCCAAGCGTATTTAAAGCGTTGCCACCATGATAGTTTATTTATATTATCTTCTACCATATTTTTTAAGGCTACATCTATACCAGCTTGCATAAGAACTCTACGACCTTCTTCATTCGTATCTACGTCTATATGCCATGTATCGCCATTTTCTTTAACACGCAATACTTTTAATTTAGCTTTAGCCATTCTTTGTTGTTAATTTAAGATATGGATAGTTTTCGTTTATTTCTTTTACAAGAGCTTTAGTGTGGTCAGGGTTATATATATCTATACCCTTTTGCTTTAATTGCATTTCCACTACTGGAGGAATGCTAGCAAAGTGCGCCCATTCTTGTTTAACGCCTTTGTCCCAAATATCTGGGTTATCTCTTGCTTCTTTAATTTTGTCTAACATTCCACTCAAGTCTTGAGTAGAGGTTAGGTAGTATGTATCTTTAGCTGGGTCATAGTCAAAGTACTGACTTACACCTGTTACGCTATTGTGGTCAAATAATATTGGCATTTAATACCCAATCTTCAGCTATGTTTTCTGCTTGTTGTTCTGTCAATGCTACTTGACTATTTAAGTATGAATTGTCTTTATAAAACATAACTTCATATTCACCTGCTATCTTACAAACATTAGCAGTTTTGTTTTCGTTTTCAAATGTTGAAAGTATCATAAAAATACAATAGAGGGAGAATTAACTCCCTCCATTATATCATAACTAATTACTAAGCACCTACGTTTTGTACTTTAGCATGTGCATCTGGGTTTTGAACCACTAATGCGTATTCTGCTGTGAGTAACCATTTTGTGCTGTCACCAGTTTTAGCTAGTTCTTCTTTAGCCATTGGGCGTAATGAAGCTAAGCCAACATAACCTGGGTCTACGCATAAAACAGCTTGGTCACGCATGAAACGGTCAAGTTTCACAGTATGGTTACCGAAGTCGGATACGTATACATCCGCTGCACCAGTAATTGTAGCTTGTGTTGTACCTTGAACGTTGTTGAACTTAGTAGCAATACCAGCAAAGCCTGAGAAACGAGCTTTGTTTGTAGCTGACATAAGGATAAGTGATGGCTCACCACCGTCTGTCCATGCTAATTGTAATGCTGATTTTAAGTCTGCTTCAATGAATGTTACAGAAGTACCATCTGTTGGTGATGCTACTGTGCCATTGCTGAAGCCAGGTGTTGTACCTGCTGTTGAACCTGTTGCTAATACTCGGTTAGTAATCCATGATTCTACACCTGCAGTTGAACGAGCTGTTGCTGGACCACCTGCTGATGATGCTTGGTTACGAACGATTGCATATTCCATGTCACGTTTAAGTTCTTTACCAGCTTTCATAAGTTGGTAAGCAACTTCAGACTTACGACCATACTTACGTACTACGTCATATGTGTTTGAAATTTGAACTGTCTTACGTGAGATTTGTGTGTAGTTACCTAATACTGTTGTAGCAGGTAATGTTGCGAATGAAGCGTCATCACCTTCAACAGATGTATTAGTACCAGCTGCTGCGAGGGCGTCGGTCTGCCATTGGTGATAGGTTTGCCCAGCGCTCATACGCTTTGCAAGTGATAATAATGGTGTATCTTCTGGAGAAATATCAAAAATGATATCCTCAAATGATTCTGCTATACCTTTACCGGTATAACTATTGGTTGCTGAAACTGCCATGATATTTTTTTCCTTTGTAAATTAAAGCATGTTTTCTATGAGTTTTGCAGCCATATCTGATTTGCCTGTCTTACGTAATTGCTCACGTAGTTGACGAGCATTAGAATTGGCTTCCGCTTTTGTGTCTTTAGCTCCAGGTTTCACAACTGGTTTTGCGCTTGACACTTTTTTCTTTACAGTAGAATTTTGTTGTAATTTGCGCCATTGCATAGCGTCATGCAATACCTTCACGTGACGAGGGTCAACAATTGCGTTGAGTTCTGCATCTGAAAAGCCATACTCTTTGCCAGTAGATAACAATGCTTGGTTAGTCTCAGGACTCCAATTTGGTATCTCTTTTGCTAGAATCTCTTTTCCTTTTGCTATCTTCTCAGCCATCAATTGCGTTTGCTTACTAACGACTTCCTGCTTTTTGGCTTCAAACTGTGAAACGAGTTGACTACGTTGTTGCTGTAGTTGGTTATATGTAAAGAAATGTTTTTGCGCTTCCACAAAGTCACTATCAGATAACTCTTGCCAATTCACGTTAGCATATTGGTTGAGTTGTTGGTCTAGTGCTGTGATTTTAGCTACATCTTCTATTAAGACATTGTTAAGTTGCATTTGCTCTTGAAAGGCTTGCTCTTGCATTTTTATCTGCTCAGCATAGGCTTCTAGCTCTTTACGTTGTTCTGCTACTTGTTGTGTCTTTTGTGTGTAGTCTAAGCCTTGTTGTGCTAATGCTACGACTTCGTCTAGTGGCTTTTCAACTTCTTCACCATTGACTTTTAGCTTTAAGATAGCAGGAACTTCATCTTCTTCAGACTGTTCTGCTTCTTCAGCTTGGTCATCTGGTGCATCATCTGTTGCTTCTTCTTCTGCATCTGTTTCTTCAACAGGTGCTTCTGCTTCTGCTTCAGCCTCTAGTGGTGGTTGTTCTTTCTCTTCAGGTGCATCTAAATTAGCTTGCACATCAGATACAATATCATCACCTAGCATAGCCTCTAATCGGCTTTGTGGTGACTGTTCTACGACTTGGTCACTCATAATATTTTCCTTGAAATTAGACAATAAAAAAGACTCATAAGAGTCCTAAGTAGGCTTGTCCTTACCTAAATTCTTTTGCATGTCAAAACGGTTTTCACTCAAAATACTGACAAATTGCTTTTGAATGAAACACTTACCCAAATATTTTAAACTTAGGTCTGTCCGTCTGAATAGCTGCTAACTTACCTGTTTGCATAACGTCAGTAAGTTGCTTGTTAATTTGGTTTAGTAATTGTAATGCGATAACTAATCTGTTATGGGTCTTTTCGTCACCTAGTGGACTATTAGTCATACTAGATACAATGCTTTCACGAACCTTCTCTAATGCTTCTTTATAGATAGGGTTATCTAATATCTGTGCTGCTTGTTCACCACGTTTTACTTCTTCTAGTGACTTATCCGCCATACATCATTCCTGATTGTGCCTTAATTTGTGCGATAGCTAAATCTGTTTCAGCTTTGAGTTGAGCTTTAAATCTTTCTAACTCTGCTTGTGCTGCTATCTTCTCACGTTCAATTATAACATCATTTTGTGAACGTAACTGCTCTTGTTGTAGTTGAGCTGCTGCTTTTTCACGTTCTATTTGTAATTGACCTTGAACTGCAATTTCAGCTTCAGAAGGTTTATCTTCTTGCTGACCTTCCATTTGTGGTGTATTAGCTGGGTTTACCCAGAACTCTTCAGGGTTCTTAAAGCCTGCGTTTTGTGTGAGTTTAGCTAACGCATTGTAAATCTTCTCTGGGTTTGTAAGACCTACTTGGATAGCTTCTTTTTGCATATTCAAGATAGATGTTAAGTGCATAAGTTGTTGGTCTTTATTACCAGCACCTAAGCCTACAGAGATAGATAAGTCTTTACGAGCTTTCCATTCTCTTGGGTCTACTTCTACCCATTTGTTTCTAATGCGTGTGATGTCAGGTTTAGTAAGTGTTGTTCTTACAAGATAATGCACTAACTTAAATAACTCTTTAACACCTGTTTCTGCAAATGTTCTAGCGACTAACTCAATTCTTTGTTGAGCAGCGTTCATAATTTGTGATACGCCTGTAGCTGTCTTGTTAAGACTGTTAGAGTCTAAGCCTTGGTTATATGCTGTGATACCTGTTCTCTTCTCTTTCATAGAGTCCATG